TTGAACTCTATAATTGAACCGTTACGAAAACTTAGGACCCTCTCTGAACGATTATAGAATACAAGCTGCTGCTTGATAGCTTCGTCTGCATTGATTATATCTAAAGCGTCTCTAATAGCTCCTACCTTAAGATTAGGTATATCTTGACCTACTACGGTTGTAGTGCATTCTGTGTTAATGGCTAGGCTAAATAGAACTTGGAGTATAGCATAAGTTTTGCCGCTACTAGTCCCTCCTTGATTAACTACAATGTCAGCAGCCGAATTAAAATTCAAGCGATATAGTCCGCCAGTCTTAATCAACTATATCTTTTTCGTTATCAGCAAACGGCACACCAGTATCAATGATGTTAATGTCTAAAGATTTGAAGGTGGTCTCTTGCTGGACTTCTGTACGTTCTACATACCCTCGTTTCTTTCCTTTAGTTTTTAAATAGAATATAGTGGCAGTAGTATTCCCGTCTTGTATCTGCTTATGCAATTGGCTCTCTGCAAAGTCTAATGTTATATTGGAGAGCTCGTCTACCTTAGCTTTGAACTCCTCATCTTCCTTGCAGTATTTATAAAATGTTTCACGACTACACTCAACACTCTTACAAGCGGAGGTGACTACTCCTAACGATTTTTCTAATGAAATAAGTAAATTGCCCTTTAGTATGTCAGTTTTTGTCATTTTATTGAGTTTAGAAATTCAGCTCTAGCACTAGAGTCAGTTTTAAAGACGCCTAAGAGTTTTGTTGTGGTTGTATATGTGTCGTGTTTTTTAACTCCTCGCATTTCCATACACATATGCTTGGCAGTTATTTGTACCGCCACGCCTTTAGGTTCTAATTCTTTCCATAAGAACTCAGCAACTTGCATCGTAATCCTTTCTTGGTTTTGTAATCTTCTTGAGTAAGTTTCTAAAGTTCTTGCTAATTTACTCAACCCTACTATTCTTTTGTTTGGTATGTAAGCAATTGTCCCAGTTCCAAAGAAAGGAGCTATGTGATGTTCGCATAAGCTATGAAAAGGAATGTTAGTTTGAACAATCATTTCGTCATATCCTTCTCCTTCAAATGTTGTGCAATTCCATTCAGGTGGACTTAAAAACTCTTTGAAAAATTTAACAAATCTCTTTGGAGTTTCTTGTAGTCCTTCTCTGTTAGCATCCTCTCCAAAGTATTGCAATAACCTTCTAACATTGTCCTCTATGTTGCCTTCTTCGTTCTCCCACGGAAAGACTAACCATTCACCTTGCAATTCAATTCTTTTATCTATTAGAGCTACGAAAGGTTTTCCTGATTCCTTATATCTTTCTAATGTAGCACCGCTATCAATTAAGTCATCTATAACTATATCAGCTTCCTCTAAAGTATCTACCGCATTCCCAGTCATTCCAGCTACTATCTGCCCACCTCTAGGGACTCCATAGTATTTAGTTTCTTTAGGCAGATGCTTAGTACATTCTTTTAGTCTATAGTAAATCTGCTCCCACGTTATATTAGTTTTTATCATATTATTTTATACTCCAGTTTTTTTATTCCAAATTTCAATATGCATCCTCGTAGTGAAGTTAAGATAGTTCTCCTTAGCTAACTCTACTACATTTAATTTATTCTCATTTAGCAATTCTTGATTTTCTCCAGCTGGCATCAGATACACTTTTCTTCTATCTACTATTGGAAGATAGAACTTTTGTATTTCAATCCATTCTTTTTTATTGTTGCAAACGAATTTAAAGATAGTATTTTTAGCATTCAAAACCTTTATCACGTCAGGTTTAAAAGTCATTGATTCATCTTGACCACTATTTCTTAGCTTAGGACTGCAATTAAATAAATCTATATTCTCAAGTAGATATTCATTTGGCATTATTGTGCCATTCGTTTCTATTTCAAAATACGCTTGAGGATTAATGTTGCTTCTTATATATTCCATAAACGATTCTAAGCCGCTTTGTTGCAAAGTTGGCTCTCCTCCAGTTATAATTACATGAGCATCGTTTTTAATCGCTTCTACGCAGTCTTTTGGCAATATGTCTTGAACTTCTTTTGATTGTGCTTTCATCCAAACTTCAATCGTATCACACCTCCACTCTGCTCCATTATGTAGTTCTCCATCAAACTGAGTTCCCATACCTCCGCACATTAAATTACATCCTCCTAACCTTACAAATACACTTGGTATTCCAACTGTTTTTCCTTCTCCTTGAATGGAGTAAAATACTTCGCTAACTGCTAATTTATTTTTCATACTTTTATTTCTTTATATATAGAAGAATTAGTTTCATTCTCCCAGCACTCTACCTTAGTTACCTTACACCTTCCTCCGTTTGTTAGTGCTAATCTTTGGTTAAAATAATCATAAACCAATTTAGCTAAACTTTCAGCTCCCATCTTATCTAAAATAACCAACTTAGCTAAATTCATTTCATCAAGTAGCTTAAATGTTTCTAGCTGAGGGTCGTCTTTTTCTATCAATAAAGTATGGTCAAACATATCATTCATCCATTTCTTTAATCCGTTACCTACTGGAGTGTCTTTAAATCCACCGTAATCTACAATCCAATTCATTTCGTCTAACCCATTGTTCGTACTCGTGTCAATCGCTTCAAAATATACTTTAAACTTTAAAGCGTATCCGTGCAGCAATTGGCAATGAGAGTGCTTTGCTCTCCATTGTCTTAAAGAGATGCTATAATTATTAAAAACTTTTGTTGATTGATATTTTTTCATCTAATCTGTGTAAAATTTAAACTTTAAATCTCTCAGTATTTCTAGTTTTGTCATTTTAATTAACGGGGTTATGATTTTTGTATTATTAAAGCAAATGTCATTAAAAAATAATTCTACTTTATTGTAGAATTCACGACTATTGTCTTTATATATGTCCTCTTTGTTTGTTCCAATGTATATCTCTAAATCTTCATATCCATAAGTTGAAACAGTATTAGAGATGAAAGACAAGTTCCTTGCATTCACTTCCTTGTTTTTTTTTGCAAAAATAGGCAACTTAATTAAATCAGTCACATATTTACGGCAACAATTAAATTCTTTATCTAAGTGATTTTGTCCATAGTCGAAGAATACAACTTTGTCGAATTTCGTGTTTTGATATAGAAGCATTGAATCAGCCCCTCCTGATAAGAAAAGTATTTTCATATTATATACTATCTAAATAAATTTGGTAGCTTACCCATTGGTCGAAATTATTTTTTGCAGTTTCATATGTCTTAACTCTCATTCCTTCGGGCTTTAAATGTTTAGACATTTTATTGTTCTTAAATTCATATACACTCCCGAATCTATTCCCACTCAGCCAGCTAGTACTATCCACAGAATAAAAGGGTATTTCAGATAGTCCTTTATGATTAGTATACCCTAAGCCGTGTACTCTTACTTTTTTACTGTTTGCGTACTGAACTAATTTTTTTAATTTATCGGGGTCTTTTCTTGTCCATTTACTATCGTGTTGCCCCGAAGCCCCTATCGCAATATAATTATAATCATTGCAAAGTTTTTTATAGTAATCAGTTCCGAGATAAATATGCCATACGGGTATTGTTAATTTTTTTGTTTTATCTTCTATATATTTTCTTAGTTCTTCCGTTTCTTTTGTCCCGATTAATTCATAAAGGTCTAATTCGAAGAAGTTTTTTATGTCGTATTTATTTATAAATTCAATGTACTTATCTACATATTCTTTAATATCTACCTTGATGCCGCTAAACATTGAGAACGCTCCGCTATCTAATAAAAAATCTTTATACTTATGCAGCACTTTAGCTTCTTTCTCACTTATATGGTAAAAAGTTTGTAGTCTATAGAAGTTGTAAAAATCTTCATCCAACCAAACTCTCGTTAATCCGCTTCCAGCTAAAAACAGTTTCATCTCTTAATTTATTAGCAAATCGTAAACGATTTGCTCTTTACTTCCTTTGTGCTTGTTAAAAGCGGATAGTACCTCGTCTTGCTCCTTGTCTGTATATTCTAATATTATTTTATTTTTCCCATCTTTTTCTTCGCTAGTGTTCTCTTCAAATAAATTATCTATATCAACATTTTCGTCTGTCCTCCAAACGTCTAACCCCCAATCATTAAGCTCTGCACTATCCCAGTCATTAGCCAGCAAGTCCCAGTCGTGTTCTCCGAAGCCTACATTGTCAGCTATGATAAATCGCCTTGTCTCATCCTCTGTAAGCTCGTCTGCTCGCTTAACCCATTCTTTTGGTATGTTAGTATAGCCAAGCTCTTTGATTGCCTTAAAACGCATATTCCCTCCTATAATCATATTATCCGCATTCACCACTAAAGGTCGCAGCTCCATCATCTTTGGAAACTCCTTTATGGACTTGACTAACTTCGCAAATCCAGCATCCTTGATTAGTCTCGGATTGTTTGGATTAGTCTTTATGTCTTTTATCTTTATCATTTAAAATATTTATCGTAAAGTTTTATTATATGCTTGTAAATACATTTGCCACATTCCATATCAGGGTTTACATTGAAGTTATCTCTACACAACTGGATAAACTCAGGCTTCAAACTCTCGCTTAGTCTACCGCCCTTTTGTTTCTGCATAGTTCTTACCTCTACTTCTAGCTCGTTGGTCATAAATTCTCTATCCCCTCTATTAGTTTCTTGTATTTCTTAGCTTCTTTGGCTATAATCTCATTACCTACCTCAGCATCTAAGTGGTTTGATATAGACACAATAAATTTGAGCTTGTTTTTATAGCTATCTTTCGCTGCCATTAAGGCAAAGGCTTTTACTTCGTTCATAAGCTCTGTAATCTCTTTTCGTTCTCCTTAGCTAAATCGTGCTTCAATGTTACGTCCTCTTTTAGTTTCAAACCGAGTTCCACTTGCAGAGTATGGTTACCCTTTATCTTCTTTATTGCTGATGCCCATTCATTATTATATACCTTTAATGAGTTTTTATTTGTTGAGAGCAAATTATAAGGGTTAACTGCTGATACAATAACGGGCTTTGCAAAGTGTCCAGCTTCTATCATTTTAAGCTCCGACTTGCAGCTATTAAATACATTATCCTTCAATGGGATAACACATATACCACAATGCTCGTAGTCAGTAGCGTAGTCTTGTATTTCACTCAGCTGCCTTTTAATTGC